GAAAATGATTACGCATTACGTCTGTTCCTATATACTGTAATGCATATCTAGGAGTAAATTCTTTAATATCTAATCGTTTACTCCACCATGGATCAATTTTTTCTCTAAAATGTCTGCTTAAATCTGTATTGCCTTCTAACATTGCTCGTGGCCAATTAAAAATTGCACTACAAGCATCTTTTAATGAATCGGCAAAACTCACTGCTACATATTCAAAATCATCTATTAAGATTTTACCAACTGTATTTTTACCGGATCCTATAAATCCAACTATGCCAATTACTTTTGATTTCATATTTCAGGAAATAAACATTCTTCTATAAATTTACGAACGGTTTCTTTGTCTTCACAAAAATTACCCATTACTCTTGGAGTATGAGGGTTCTGTTTTTGATTATGACAGTACCAATTTTGATCTTTTGTATAATCTTTTAATGGTTCAGCTCTGAATATTAATTCATCATTTGTATGTTCTAATTCTGACAAATAATATGCCAAATTGTCTTGTGCCAACTCAACAAAATTTATGTAATCAGATTCGTTTTTAGTTCTACTAACTGCAATCATACTTGGACTGAATATATTTTGTGCCCATTCAGGCAATTCTCGTGTATTAGTCCAATTATATGGTTCAACTTTATCTCTAAACCAATGCATCATATAATGTTGATCATCACCTGCTTTACTAAAGTCATGGAAAGCACCACTAACAATTTTTTTGCCAGCAATAACATCTACACCAAAAATTGGTGCTGGATTATATACATGAGGAAATATACACAAATGAAACATATATAAGTCATCAGTTTGAACTGCATCCAAATGGGCTCGGCGATAAAACCCTGACTCAAATACATAGTTACGCCATGGCCATTCGTGATAGTCGTCAACTTCTGAACCGTTAATTTTTAAATGACTTAATAATGCTTCTTCACATTTACTAAATGCTTCAAATATTTCCGTTGACATGTTTATCTATGTCTTCAAATAATGCCGTAGCAAAGTCAAAAACAACTTTGGCTTCATTTGCTACTTCTTCTTGATCAAAACTTGCTATATAATCTCTAATAGCCTGTTTTAATTCATCTGTTGGTTTATTAAATTTGTAGTAATATCCTGGTCCAGGAACTTTTGGACCAATCATTTGTCCGCCACTTAAATCACCCATATATCTAACATATACATGTCCAGCATGTTGACCATTTGTTAAGCCGTTAGTAACATGTTCAACATAATTTTGTACACTTGGATATAATTCAAATTCGTCTGGTGTAAAATATTCTATATCTTGCATAATTGCTTTTGTTCTAGCAATTTCTTTAATGGGAACACCATAATTAGATTCTAGTGCATCATAGCAAGCATATTGATTAACCAAATACCGATGATAAACAGAAGGCTCAACCCTGCCTGTTATCATCTGTTTTGCAAACCATTGTCTTTCAGCGTTTTTGTGTTGTTCCCAGGTGAGTTCTTTAAGTGTTTTAGACATGTAAAGTTTATGGGTTAGCCTATTAGTACTCCAAGTCCTTGGTTGCCAGCCGTATACGTTTTAAGTTCTTCTTCTAAGGCTGTCATTTCTGTTTGTGCTTCAGTTTTAATGGCATCACCATTAAGTGTTGTGCCACCCTGCGGACCTGTAATTTGTGAAAATTTTGACCGTGCTTGACCTAACATCAACTTGGCTTCTGCCAACGCCCATTGTCTTAGCCACGGTCCGGTATAAGTGTCTTTAACTAATATATCATCTGGCATATAATTGAAGCAATGCAAATAAACTTCTGTATCGCCCTTGATGCGTCTATTAATTATAATTGTATTGTTGTGCCGTCTGTATTGAAATATGTACTCATAACCCAGCATCTTACCTAACGACTCTACAAACCCTGAATATAATTCAAAGGTTAATAGACCACTAGATCTAGCATGATGTAACAAGTACGTATTAAGATATCCTGCTTCAAAAGGTTCGAAGTTTGGACCGGTGTCCATTGACTGACCTGAACTTCGCCTATAGATGTCTCTGACATCTATAACAATATCCGGTAAAACGTATTCATTCTGATCTTCAACCAAGTGCAGAACCATAAATGATTCTTCAACTGCTGAATCAGAACGTTGACGGAATTTGTCTAGGGCTTTCTGAACACTAAGTTCGTAGTGTTCAGGATCAAGCTCTACATCGACCATACCTCCGCCAAGCATAAGCTCTACTTCTTTTGAAAGCTCTTGACGATTATTAGCCAATTAGTAATTCCTTATTCTTCGTCTTCTTCGTCCGAATCTTCTTCTTTCAGTTCCTCATCATCGGCATCTTCTTTAGATGCTTCATCAACTTGCTCTTCGTCTTCTTCTGTAACTTCTTCAGTTTCTTCTGTTACTTCTTCTTCGTCTGCTTCTGTTACTTGACGATCAATCTCTGCATTAACAAGTTCCATAACTTGTTCTTTAATCCCATCAAGATTGTAATGATTCGAAAACTCATCAAATGCTTCTGTAATTTCGCGCCTAACTTGAGCACTTGCATCTTCATTTTTCTCATCGAGCATATCGATATAAGACCTTAAAAGTTCTCCTGACATAATTCAACTCCTAAAATTTTTATTCGTAAAAAAACATCCTCCAAGGATGTGTTATTCTATTTATAAGTTTTTACAATAATCCAATGTTGATTCATTGCACCATTAAGTTTAATTGCAGTGGTTTTGACATCATTTTCAAAAAACTTAAGAGCTTTTGCACGTGAAATCAGTACACTTTTTAGTTGCTCTTTGGGTTTTCTAAGTGTTTTTGCAACACTTGTTGTCATATTATAGTTAAGAATCTTTTGTCCTTTAACATCAAGACCGGATGAGTCATCTGCAATATATGCACCCAATTTACGGGTCTTTTTATTATATACAAATGTTATTACTGATCCAACAATGTTTACTGGTCGTTCAGAAACAATATTAACATTTTCATCCTTTTCTGCAAACTTCATCTTAGCCGCTTTTTTCTCTGCACTTACTGGCTTCTTTTTACGTGGCTGTCGTTTTTGTTTGCTTTCACCAATAATCATGTCACAAGCATCAATAATGTCCTGCAAAAAAGTTGCATACCCTTCAAGTTGCTTTTTGCTATAACATGAATATCCTTCAACAAGATCTTCATCTGTTTTTTTGATAGCACTTGTAATTTCAAGTAATTCTGCTTCCGTATCTCTTTTGATAAAACGTACATGGGCCTGAGTTGCTGAATTTTCACGTAAAATGTCTAAGCAACTACGTTGTTGCAAACCCATTACAAATGCGGTGTTCTTTTCGAAATAGTAATCTTTAAGTATTTCGAATTCAGCCGCAATTTCACCACTCTGTTCTTTTACTCTATCATAAATTGAGGGTGCCGCCTGTTTAACTTTTGCTTTTTGTTCTTTATGTTCTTTTTTACTAGCACCAAGTATAAGCAAGTCTTTGACATATCGATTAACATGTTCAATATATCTTTCCTCTAATCCTGCACCAATGGTAATCATTCGTGCCGTCCAACATTTAGTTGTTAAAAATTCTCTATCTGAAATTGCTTTAAGTTTGCTAATTTCACTTTTTTCAAGAGTTAAAATTTGCTCTGCATAATCAATCAAATACTGTTTAGCAAGTTTTGGCGTACCAGTATAAGCATAGTAATTAAATGCATGAGCCATTTTCGTTTGCATACCTGACTCTACACTATCTGTACCTCCCCATTCTGGTTCATAACCAATATGTTGAGCATCAACATCTGCTTGTGTTTTACGCTTCTTCTTTTTAGGGGTTTGCTTCAGTAAGTTGTTTGTTTTTGCTTTAGCCATATCACTCCTTAAAGTAAATTAATAAATCAACTTAACTTCAATTATTATACTACCTTTGACAGAATAGTCAAGCATTTTATACATGTATTCCTTGTATAAATTTTCTTGTGTAATTACATTTAGAACATACTTGTCCTGATCCTTCAATATAACCCATTCTAGTGTCTACATGATCAGTTTTTTTATATCTAGTTACATCACCACACACGACACAAGTGTCGTATTCTGTTTCAGTTTCTTCTGTACTATTTTCCATTAAACTTTCCTAAATTAATTATCGACGTCGAACAAATCTTCTCCCCATTCTCTATGTCCTTCACGCCAAGCCATGTTACTTTGTGTTTCTCGCACTTCTACTCTATAACACCAAAGCCTTTCTGCTTCTCCCGGTCCCCACATATCAGGAATAAACACCCCATTCATATATTTGTATAACATT